CCCAATTTTGACAAACAAAGATGTCAAAACGCCCACTTGCCGCCTGTCTTAGTGTAGAGGAAACCTCCTTTTATGCGAAGACGGAAGTGAGTAAGCTCTGCGGATTGGTAGACCGCATGGGAAAACTCCCAAGGACCTACGCTGGCGACGATCTCCCGATCGACGACAACTTAAAACCCGTTGCCCGTAGTGTTCTTGCCCCTATTTTGGGGACTCGATTGACGCGGGAGCGAACAGAATACATATGCTCCCTGAGCTCTCAACTGGTGGTCGGGATATCCGACGTTACATACATCCTCCTTGGCAGTGCATTATCAGTCAAAGAGATAAGATGGCAGTCCCAATTATTTGCTATACTGGCTATTGCCGGTAAGCTTGAGGCCGCCTTCAAATCCCACACTGGCTTTCTTTTAGCCACCTGCCTTGGAGACCGCTACGATTCACCTGATCCTTCATCGTCAAATTATGGAGGCATAGCCCCCGGAAGGATCTTTCCGCCGCGTTTTCAACGTAAGATCTGGATGAGATGTGTACTTAGGAGACGCCCTCAAGACGTGACTTTAGCGTCAAGTCTTGTAAATATAAAGAGGGTCGCTCCCCCGGTTCCTGACTCCTTTGTTCAGGAAAGCCTAAATAAAAACCGGGAAAGGCTTTCGAAGCCTCAGTCTGATTGTCCAGATCCTATTCTCGACATGCTCGAGCGGCAGGTTGTCCGTACTGTGGACGAGATTGTGTATAATGCCAAGAAAGAGGGTTGGAATCGCAAGATCGCGAGATCTGCTTTTCCTTCTCAATCGGCATCCTTTGCTCGTTCCATCGCCTCGGGCGGACAGCTAGGTGAAATAGTCCCAGAGAATTGGTCTCTCCGTTTTCCAACGTTGTTAGCCATGGTAGAACGCTGCCAAGAGGTAGTGCCCATATATGGCTGGCATGAATCGCCGGAGACCGTTCTTACCGAGAATCTGCGGGGACATATAGACGCCTGTCTAGAGGTTAGACGCTCTCCGGTGCTGGAGCCCTTTAAAGTTAGAACAATTACAATGGGTCCGGCTGAACCGTACTTTAAGGCTCGAAGGATACAAGGGGTACTCTGGGATTTGCTTAAGCATACCAGATGCACTCACCTGCCCAATCGGCCTATTCATGAGAGCGACATTTCCTTTTTCTGCTCAAGGCGTGGGGATGCTGTTTTCCCCGACGAGGAGACTTTCTTTGTGAGCGGAGACTACTCCGCAGCGACTGATTGCCTGTCTCCCGTCCTATCAACTGTAGCGGTTGACCGGTTATGCGACCACCTTCTCAGCCCTGAAAACCAAGTCCTGGATCCTGTGCATCCATGGCGTGCCCTTTTCCATAGAGTCCTTGTCGGCCATAAGATAATGGAAGGAAAACGAGGAGAAGAGGTAGAGATCGCTGCCCAAACTTGGGGTCAGCTTATGGGATCTCCCCTCTCCTTCCCTATCCTATGCATAGTAAATCTGGCCATCACCCGCGCGTCGATTGAACATACTGCCAAAAGGCAGTTGTATCTTGAAGAATGCGGGATACTTGTTAATGGGGATGATATTCTGTTTAAACTTCCCCTTAGAGGACTCGCCCGCTGGGACTTCCTTGTCACCCGCGGGGGACTACATCCATCTCCCGGAAAGAATTTCGTGAGTAAGGACTATGCCGTCCTTAACTCAACTATTTACCGTGTTGGGAGAACTGCCGAGCTGATCCCTACTATAAAAGGGAATCTAATCAACGGTACAGCTTGTCGTGGTATTGAAAGGCCACGGGATGGTAGTCTATACTTCTCAGATGCGAGCAAATATTCATGGGGAACAATTGGGGATCGAGCCCGGGAACTTATAAAAGGATTCCCAAACCATATCGCCGATCAATTGCTCTCCCGCTTCCTCATTTCGATGAAGCCGCATCTGGATCTTTTTCCACGAATATCGTGGTGGGCACATCCTCAATACGGAGGACTTGGTCTGCCTGTGACTCGGCCTGGAGACTTTCTTCCGGTGCACCGTAGGGTAGGTGCGTTTCTAGCTTGTGGTGGAAGACGTTCTCAGGAGTTTCGGATGAACATGCAATGGTTGTCCAACCCTGTGAAGCAGTTTAACGCCTTTACCTCTCAATATCTCATGGATATTGCGAGAAGCTTAAGCGTACCCGTGAAGCAGATCTATAACGATGAAACTGAACCAGAGTTCTTTCTGGAACGGGAAATCATGTACAGCGCGCTTCGCTTCGGGGTCGAATTCCCCACCAATGCCCGCGGAAACCGTGAACTTTTGGCGGCCTGGCGTCACTTTTATCGGCAGTTAGAACGTAGGGCGTTAAGGACTCGAATCACTGATGGTGACCTTCCGGAAAGGAAGGCGGACAGAAAGGGGCTTTTCCTCCTTTCCCCGGAGAAACTGATTGCTGGACCCCGATTCAAATATGTCTATGATTGGGCATGTAAGAATCAAGGTGGAAACATCTGGTCTAGTAGTTCTCGGGGGTATGTCCTATTCGATAAGCACAGAGTCCTTGAGTCGAGCGCTCTCCCTTTTGGGAAGGATGAGGTCAAGTCGAGTGTGAGCACTCACTTCACTCCAGTAAATGAGTATCGTCAGAGGATCTTCTTTTGGACATAGTCACTGCGGTCATATTTCCGCAAACTGATCTACAAGAAGACATGATCTTGGCATGAAATCCCGTCTGGAGTTAGTGTCTTCCCCTGGCTTTCGCCAGGAGAATCGGG